TAACTATGATAGTGAAGAAATAAGCACGGCTCTCGGCACAGTTTCTGTTGAAGCTCTTACAACCCCTGTTGTAACAGGACAAGCTTTAACATCAACGACAGGAACAGTAAGTGTAGTCACAACAAGTGTAGCAGCGGTCACTGGACAGTCAATGACAACAGCTCTTGGTGCTTCTATTATAAATGCTTCAGCAACAGTTTTACCTACTGGTCAAACAGTCAACACGGCTCTCGGCACAGTAGTACCAGTTACAAATTCTATTATAGAAGTAACAGGTCAAGCTATGACTCTAGCTCAAGGAGATCAAGCAGTTTATGCATGGCAGGTAGTTCCTGACTCTGGCACAAATACTTGGACAAATGTTGATGATAGTGCTACTAATACATGGCGAGATGCAGCGTAGGTAAATTATGTCAACATATTCAAACAGACTACAGATAGAGTTAATAGGGGTAGGAGATCAAGCAAATGCTTGGGGTACGACTACGAATAACAACTTTTCACAATCATTAGAGCAGTCAATAGCTGGCGTATATACAAAGAATATATCATCTGGCACAACAACAGTTTTAACAGACACAAATGGTCCTGCTACACAAGCAGATAATGAAAACAGACAAGCTGCTATTATATTTACAAATGCGGCAGCCAATCACATTGTTCAATTTACAGCAAAAGAAAAATTATATTTTTTACGAAATGCGGCAGCAACATATACGGTTACAGCTAGACTAGGTGCTTCAGGTAATACCTATGTTATTAATCCTCAAACAAGTGTTTTCTTGGCCACTGATGGTACTAATTGGTATGAACTCCAGACATCGGGTGGCACATGGGTTACTAAAACAACTACCTATACAGCTTTAAGTGGAGATAAAATCTTTGCTAATACAACTGGTGGAGCTTTTACAATTACTTTACCAGCAGCTCCTGCTACAGGAGATGAGGTAAGATTTGTAGATTTAGCAAGTACATTTGATACAAACAATTTAACAATCGGAAGAAACAGTTTAAAAATTAATGGAGCTACAGCAGATTTAACTGTAGCAACCGAAGATGCAGCTTTTAGTTTAGTATACTCAGGCGCAACTTATGGTTGGAAACTAACGGAGAAGTAATATGGCAACTTATGAATCTATCAAATATAAATTTTCAGGCACTGCTGTTACTGGTGTATTGCAAGAAGCAGACAATTTAAGTGATGTTGCTGCGGCAGGAACATCAAGAACAAACTTAGGTGTTGCTATTGGTAGTGATGTACAGGCTTTTATTTCTGCTACGGCAGGAACAAATGCTAACGGCACAAGAACAGTGAGTACATCTGCACCTAGTGGTGGATCTGATGGAGACATTTGGTACAAATATACGTAATTTATTATGCCAATTTATGTAAAAGATGGTGGTACTTTTCGTGAAATAAGTTCAGATGCTGGAACTCAAGTTTACGTTCGAGACGGTACATCCTTTACCAACAAGACAATAACTAATGCTTATGTAAAAGATGGTGGTTCATGGCGAACTGTCTTTACTTTATTTGATACTCCCGCATCTTTTTCTACAGCTACTGGATCTGTTGCTGTACCAGCAAACGCTAATGCTATTCACTTTCAATTTGCTGTTGGAGGTGGAGGTGGCGGTGTAGGTGGTGCCGAATATGATAAAGCTGGTGGAGAGTCTGCTGGTGGGGGTGGTTCATCTGGTGGCTATGTTTCCGATAAAGTTTTTACTGTTACGGGAGGAGAAACCTTAACTATTACTGCTGGTGCAGGAGGTGCAGGAACAAACGGTGGGTATAATTCAACGGCTACAACTGGTGGAACTACAAGTATTTCAGGATCAAGTTCAGGATCATTATTTTCATTAAGTGGTGGAGGTGGTAGTTCCGCTTCTGGTGGTGGTGTACAAGGACCACTTCGTAGTAACGCTTTAGGGGCTGTTGGAACAGCAACTATTTCAGGAACTGTTTTAACATCAGGAACTACTGTTGATGGTCTTAATATAACCACATTTAATTCTGGTCCTGTTGGAACATTTAATTCTAATGGATCAGGTAATCAAGGAACTAATCCAGGAAACTGTGGCGGAGACAACTGTCAAATAGCTGGCGGTACAGGTGGATCTTCTTATGCAGGTCCAGGCGCTGTAACTGGTGGTACAGGTGCTCCTGCTGGAGGTTCTGGTTCTGTTGGAACAAGAGGTTCTGGTGGAGGTGGAGGTGGTGCACAACCACAATCTGCAGGAACGGCTGGTGGCGCTGGTGAAGTTTCATATAGATTTATGAGGATTGCATAATGCCTCTTACTAAAATAGCATTTGCCCCTGGCATTGATAAACAAGATACTGAGTACGGAGCGGCAGGACGTTGGACTGACTCTGATATGGTACGCTTTCGTTATGGTTTACCAGAAAAAATAGGTGGGTGGATTAAATTAATTGATAGTACTTTAGTTGGTGTTGCACGAGACATGCATGCATGGACTTCTTTAGATGGTGTGCGGTACACGGCCATCGGAACAGATAGAAAATTATATATTTATACAGAGGGTGTAGCCTACGACATTACACCCATAAGAGACACAGGTTCTATTACAGGTTTTGAAACATTTTCTACTACAACAGTTACAGTTACCGACCCAAGTCATAATGCAGAAGTCGGAGATTTTGTAACTATATCAAGCACATCAGGTGCAGTTAACGGAATACCTGCAGCAACAATGGATGCTGAATATCAAATATTAACAGTTCCTACTGCTAATACTTACACTATTACTACGGCAACTGCGGCTACAAGTACAGGAACGTCAACTGCTACAGCGACAGCAACCTATCAAATATCTGTTGGTACAGCCGTATCACAGTATGGTTATGGTTGGGGTACATATGAGTGGGGTAAAGAAGCATGGGGCACACCTCGTTCTACATCTAACGTTACAATAGAAGGACGTAACTGGTCCTTTGATAACTTTGGTGAAGATTTATTAGCAACAGTTAATAATGGAAATACTTTTAGATGGGATACATCTGTTGGCACAGGAACGCCTGCTGCCGTTATTTCTTCTGCGCCTACTGTTTCACGTTTTAATTTAGTATCTATGCCTGATAGACACGTATTTTTATTTGGTACAGAAACAACCATTGGTTCAAGTACAACAAAAGATGATTTATTTTTACGATTTGCTTCACAAGAAGATTACAACACATGGATTCCAACAGCAACAAACACAGCAGGGTCTTTTAGAATACAAGACGGATCAAAAATTATAACGGCTGTACGATCACGTAACGCTGTATTAGTTTGGACAGACACAAGTTTAAATGCCTTACAATTTGTTGGTGCACCTTTTACGTTTAACTTAACACAAATAGGAGCTAACTGTGGAGCTGTATCTTTACACTCAGCAGTAGATGTAAACGGTACAGCCTTTTGGATGTCACAAAATTCTTTTTATAAATTTGATGGTGCTATTGCAAAGATGCCTTGTAGTGTACAAGATTATGTCTTTGAAGATTTTAGTATTACAAATCAACCAGAAACATATGCGGCGGTTAACTCAGAGTTTAATGAAGTAACATGGTTTTATACATCTAACAGTGCAACACAAATTGATAGATTTGTTACTTACAATTATCTAGAAGATTGTTGGTCAACAGGATCTTTAGCGAGAACAACATGGCAAGATTATGGCGTTTATCAAAAACCATATGCTACAGAATATTCGACAACAGGGATTGCAACTAACAATGTAATTAATGGTTTAACAGCGGGAGCAACTACTTTGTATCAGCAAGAAACAGGTGATGATAACGTAACACTACCAATTACAGCATTTATTGAATCAGGTGATTTTGATATTGCTGATGGTCAACCCTTCTTACATATAGGAAGAGGTATTCCAAACTTTAAAGATTTAACAGGTTCCGTAGATGTAACACTAAAATTTAAAACATATCCAAGTGCAACAACAAACACAACTGTTGTAAGAACAGTCGTTGCTACAACAGAAAAATTTGATTTACGAGGTAGAGGAAGACAAGCAAATGTTCGTATTGACAGTGACGCTGTTGGTGATAAATGGAGATATGGTACACTACGATTAGATGTACAACCAGATGGAGGCAGATAATGGCTAAAATTACAACAACAAGATTTCCTCAAGCAACTCCTGAATATCAACCTAGTATAATTGATATATTGACAAGATTGCTTGAACAAATAGTTCAACAATTAAATTTTGGTTTTCAGCA